ATTGTAAGCAAGTAGATCAAGCAATATTGCCATTGAACTACCTTCAAAGTCGTAATCTTTAAATTCGTTTTGATTTGCTAAAAATCTTTTGAGTGAACCTTTTATATTCTCAAAATCTAATTCTGAAATTTCTAATTTGTGTTGTGCCATCTTATCTTACTCTTTGTAAAAATGTTGATACTGAAATAGGTGCTTCTGCACCATTAATTAAAACAGAAACCATAATGTCAATGCCATTATTGTTTTCGTCTTCCCGAACAACTACATCTTCTACTGAAACTCTAGGTTCGTATTTCTCAATTGCCATTGCGACCCTATCTTTGATGATTACCATCATAGGTTCGGTCATGTTCTCAAATAAGAAACCTCTTAAATTACAACCAAAGTCTGAATTAAAAGGTCTTTCATATTTGTTTGTTAAGATTATGTTCTTAACTGCTCTTTTAATGGCCTGTACATCAAATAATCTTGCAACATCTTTAGTTGCTGGATTTTTAGTAAAGTTTAAATTTAAATCTTTGTAAATACGATTTGATCGTTTACTTTGATTCGTTGTACTTGCGTCATAGTTTGAATAGGCCATAACTATATTTATATGACTTTACAGACCATTTACTAATACATTTAGAGAAGTGAGTATCATTGCACCTGAATCAGCACTATCAGTTGTACGACCCCAAGGTATACCACCTATCTTTACGTTTGTTGATCCTTTGTTTAAAAAGGCAACATGTGATGAACAAGGTGGTATGATAGGTGGAACTAGGTGTGTTACTGTAGGTGTGCCTTGAACAGCACCATAGATACCGTTTGCCTTTACTGTTCTTACTAAAGAGGTCGCTAAATTAGTGGTTCCATCGCAAGCGTGTCCTGTAGTTAACAAATCTCCTTCTCTTGCCGCCATTTATCCTCTTTGTCTTTGTTCTAACGCAGCTTTTCTTGCTAATCTTCTTTGTTCAATAATAATTGATTGACGAATCTTCCGTCCTACTGGTATTTTTACCGAATCTACGATTTTTTTGCCTTTTTTACTAATATATTCAACTCCAATGATTTTATCCTTGAAATCCCCTTGTACGGACATAGTGGCTTTCTTCAAACTCATGGCTTCCTTCTCTTTTTCGTCACCTGATTCGTTCCAAAACTTAAAAATTCTCATTTTTTTCATAATTTCCTCATATTTTGCGTTTTTTCTACTATTTATAAGGGTTTTAAGAGAACAAAACGAGAACATATGCCATTTTTTTCCATTTTTTGCTTGATTTTTTAGTAAAAATACGGTATTATAATAGTATATGAAAACAACAAAGGAAAAAAACACTATGAATACAATATTTTCTCTAACTACTATACTTTCGGCAATACTTGCCGTTGGTTTTATTGAAGATTGTGGCGGTCATTGTATGGGAAATGAGAACTGGACAATGTTTGCTGTAATGTTTACTTCAACAATCGTATTTGCTGTATTATCAGTAATAACTATGAAGGAGAATCAATAATGTATTATATTTCAGAATTACATATGATGGATAACGAAGACGGTATACCTAAACTTGCTGATTATACTGATACTTTCGGTCCTTATAAGACTTTAAAATATGCTAGAAAAGACTTTATCAAAAAAGTTTGTAAAAGTAAATTCTTAAAACATTGGGATTTTATGATTAGAGGACCTAGAAAAATGAATAGACACGGTTACAAATCAGAATGGTATGTACCAATTAATAAACAATCAACTATAGGACATAACTAATATGTTTAGACTTTGGATAACAATCTTAATATTTTCATTTATATTTTCTGCCGCTGCTGTATTTGCTGAAGAACATGACGTTTGTAAACATGAACAAAAATATAGTCAGATATGGTACATAAATGGTTGTGATGGTGAAACATTAGAAATCAAAAAAGTAGAACTACCAACATATAACAACACATCTAAAAACGAATTACCTGAATGGGCAAATCCAACAGATAAAGTATTGAAATATTATGCTAACAAATATTCTAAAAAACACTCAACAAGAAAAGGTTATAAGTTTATAGTTAAGGCAGATGGTGAATACAAAATTTTTGATAAAAATACAACTACAGACAAATTTGTAACTGAACAATTAAATACAACCGCTCTATTAAGTTATATTGCTTTTGCTGATGGTCAAATTGTAGTAGATCAAAAAACAGAAAAATATAGTAAATATTTTAATGACAAAACTAAATGGACTTCTATGTCAATGGGTAAGTCTATTATATCTTATATGACAGGTCATGCTATCTGTAGAGGTCATATATCAGGTATTAACGAAACAATGAATTGGGATATATTTGATAATACGTATTATGAAAATGCTAAATTAATTAATGTATTAAACATGGCAAGTGGTAATCCTAAAAACCATAATAGAGATTATAAGAAATGGCCTAACAATAGTACTATACAAGGTATTATGAAAAGAGAAATTAAAAATACAACACCAGGTGAAAATGTTTATAATTATAGTAACGTTGATACTAACGTTGTTGCTAGTTACCTATTACATAAAATGGGTCACAAAGATTTTAAAAAGTTATTAAATTATTTCTTTAATGAAAAAGTAAACGTACAACATAATGTAAAATTATTTAAACAAGAAAACGCTTCAAGTAAAACTGAATCGTTAACTTATGCTTTCTACATAACAAGATATGATTATTTAAGAATTGCTGTTGCAATGTTAGATGATTGGAATAATAATACTTGTGAAGGACAATACTTAAAAGATTTATACGAAAACAAAATAAACAAATTTGATGGACAATATTATGAAGGATCAGGTACAGACGCATTTTCAAACCCTACTTATTATGCTGGGTTCTTCCATACATATGACAAACCAATATTCGTTATGGACGGTTATGGTGGTCAGACAATTTCAATTGATTTTGAGAACAATAAAATATATACTACTCATGCCATTCACAGAAACTATGACTGGATGAAATTAGTACACTCTAACTTTTAATCTTTTACGTTTACGTTTCTTAACAACTTTTGGTTGTTCTTTCTTTTCAGGCAATATAGCACCTGTCGTAATATAGTGTAATGTTAAAGGACTATTAGGATCGTAATGTTCGTATTCGCTACGTTTTCTTTTCACGGAGTTTATTTTTATTTATACTTTTAAAACTCTATGAGCGAACCATTTTAGAAATCTTTTTATATGACCGTTGACGTATTTGTTAAAGAAGTACCTTACAAATCTTACAAATATTAATATTGGACTAGACAATACATCAAACGCAATAAGCCCTACATCTACAAATAGATCAATCCAATGATCTACGGTAGACCACTTCTTAAATTTTTGCCATTTGTTTTTAGTCCATTTAATCATTAATAACTGATTGGCCCAACACAGAATGCTAGTCCCAAAAACATAAGAATTAAAATTCCTGTAAAGTAGTAATTCATACCTACCTCGTTTTTAATAAGTGTTTTAATTTTTCGTACCAATATATACCACCATCTCGTAGTGACTCATTGGCCTCCCTTAATGTTTCAAGCTTCTTAACTAAATCTTTTAGTTGTTTCTTATCTAGTGTCTTTTTACGTTCTACAATCTTCTCTAACTTACTTATAACATTGTCAATCTTTATACACGTCAAAGGGGGCACTTTAGGCGCCTTCTTTTTTAGAGAGGATATAGTTATCTTTTTAGGCTTCTTTGCCATACTATTCTCCTTTTACAATGTTCGGTAATTTATATAAGATTATGTTAGTAATATTTATAATAAATAGGCATATGAATGATGAAATAAAGAATGCTATTGATGTATGTAAAAAAGCACAGCGTAATTATGATTTGAATAAAATGGTTTCAGAAAAAGATTTAGAAACCCTTATCTACGTTGCAGCTAACTCACCATCAAAACAAAACGAAACACACTTTAGTTTAAGAGTATATACTAATCCTAATATTATAAGAAAAATATATAACCGAACAAAGTTATTTACTTTTCAAACTAATACTAAAACAGATAAAATATTTACAGATACTAAAAAGAAGTTTGTAACCGATCATAGATATGCTGTAACAAATTCTCAAATACTAGCACCTGTTGTTTTTGTGTATTGTGATGAAACTAAAAATATAAGAAGTGGTACACACATTGTTGCTACACAACCAAAGGCAACTAAAATAGCAATAGATACTTTAGAAGAACAAAAGAATACATCAATAGGTATATCATCTGGTCAATTAGTTATGGCTGCAGCTTTACTAGGATATAAAACTGGTTATTGTAGTGCTTTTGAAAGAGATGTAAAAGGCGATAACGTACAAAAATTATTAAAACTAGATTCAGAACCTAAACTACTTGTGGGTGTAGGATATCCTCATCCAGATATGACTAGATTAGAACATCCTGAAGTATTTAATAAAGACATAAGTATCAAAGAAGGTAAACATGGTGATGAAGATAAGAGATGGACTTTTCCATCAATGCTAACTGAAGACCTATATAAAACTCAACACTATGGGTTTGAAAAAGTTGAAGTATATATTAATGACAAAAGACACAAAAGATAAATCACATTTAACAAAGGGTGGACCAGGCGACAAATACCTAGGTGACGGTAAGGTAGATACTAGCCAATGGTTTACTCACTCTCATATGTTACCTTGGAAAGGTGGTGAATTTGAAAAGAAAGTTAAAGATCAAAAGATGTTTTTCTGTAGTGCTCCTTTTCAAATGTTATACACTAATACTAGAGGTAGATATGCACCATGCTCGTGGGCAGAATTAAACAATGAACATTTAGCACCTAGAATACATGACGTTAGCGTAAAAGATTGGTTTGAGAATAATGAAAACTTAAACAAGTTAAGAGCTGAGATGTTAGATGAAAATTCAGATTTAAAACTTGCAAACGAATGGTGTAGAACTTGTATAAAACAAGAAAAAGAATACGGTAGATCAAGGCGACAGGCTTCACTTAAAATACAAACTAATGACTCTCTTATATGGCCTGAATTAAAAAAATCTATAAGAAGATACCAACAAGATATGAAAGGTCATATTAAAGATAGATGTTTTGAAGTACAGATAAAAGTATATGGTAATAAATGTAACCTTGATTGTTTTATGTGTCACCCTTTTGATTCTACAAAAAGATTAGAAACAATGCGTCACAAAGAACTAGATGGTCAAACTATATTTTCACCACACGTACAAGAATATGCTAGATCAAAAAGATCGTTTGATTTAGATAAAGATAGTTTAGAAACAATATCAGATCAAATAGTAGATATAGCACCTTACATCTATGCAATGAAACTAATAGGTGGTGAACCATTAGTTATGAAACCATATTATAAGTTACTTGAAAAATTAGTAGAAAAGGCACCAGATGATTGTCAGAAAATGCTTTTAAAATTTCAAACCAATATGCAAACTATGAATATGGATAAAATGCAAGTTACAGATTATATTGATAAGTTTGGTACATTTGAGTTTACCGTGTCACTTGATAGTGTTGGAATATACAATAATTATATTAGAAGAAGATCAAATTGGGATGAGATTGTAAACAATATTAAAACCGTTAGACAATACCCTAATGTAAAAATAAATATTAATGGTGCAATATCTTTTTTAAGTGTGCTTAGATTTTATGAGTTACCTGAATGGTATGATAATAATATAAATTTGTTTAAGGGCTTTGATAGAGAAAGTATGATTAACTGGTCTAACATAAGAAGTCCTGCAAAATTAGCTGCAAACGTATTACCTGATAAACTCAAACAAGAACTGATACCTAAATATGAGAAGTGGCCAGATATACAACAAGTATTACGTGAAGACAATAATGGTTTAGATTATAAAGAAACTATTAATTATTTGTTGACTATAGATAAACGTTATAAAGGAACTAAATGGGAGTACAACTTATTTGATGTATTTCCTGAACTAAAGGAGTATTACTAGCTTGACTTTGTGTTAAGTTTGTGTTACAATATAAAGATGAAAATTATACTTATATCTTTGATACTGTTTCTAACAGCATGTTCAACTACAGGTAAACCTATCAAAGAACATAGATGGATTGTATCTGCTGCTAAACAAGTTATATCTCCTGGTTTTGGTTGGGGGAAATAATGGATCCTAAAGATTTAAAAATTAAACCTAGGTGTCTAACATATCAACCTAAAAGTTATCATAAACCAGCTGCATATACAGCAGACGGTTATATGTTGCCTTGTTGTTGGTTAGATGATCCTAAAAATGACCATAGTGTAGCGGAAGTATTTCATTTAAAAGATGAACACCTTGCACTAAAAAATGTTGACAAGTTAGAAGACATATTTGGGTCTAAAGAGTGGGAACACTTCTTTGATTCACTACTAAATAATCCAAGTTGTGCTCCAAAACAATGCCAATACAAGTGTGGTAATTTGGAAAAAGATACTTATAAAAAATGAGCCATTTAACAGACTTTTATATTCAAAATCAAAAACTATCCTCACCTAATATGGATCTATCACATAGATGTATATTACGTTGCCCACAATGTTTACGACAAAAGGTAGAAGGTCTACCTAGAATAGCAAGATCATTTGATATAGGTAAAAATGAGTTTAGAAAAATATTAAACTATTACGAAAATCAAATTACTTTCTGTGGTCAAATATCCGACCCAATATATCATCCTGACTTTCTTGCATTTTTAGAAATGATGGACGGTCTAGGTAAAGGTTTAAGAGTTGCAACTAATGGTACTAATACAAAAGGTATGGATACGAAATGGTGGGAAAAAGCATATAGTTATGGTCTAGGAGAAAATTGTTGGTACTTTGGTGTTGATGGTTTAGATGAGAAATCAGAATTGTATCGTATAGGTTCTAATTTCAAACAAGTATGGGAAACTATGAAAATGGGAGTACAAGCAGGACACCCTATCGTATGGCAATTTATTATCTTTGGTTATAATGAACATGAAATAGAACAAGCAAAAGAGATTGCACATAAAGAAGGCATAACATTATTATTAATAAAAACAAATAGAGGTTTTGATCCTAGAAGTAGAACATTAAGAAAAAACGTACAAGAAGCATACGCTAACTTTAATGTACCTAGTGATAAGAATAGAGTTAAAAAAATAAAAAGTGAAGAATACTTTAACGTTACACCAGAACTAAAACGTTGGAGACAAGTTAGAGAAGGAGCATTGAAATGAACTTGACATATGGAAATCAAACAGTTGAATTTTGGACAAATATAAAAGCAGATATAATGAAATCACCACACAAAGCATTAGCATTAAAAGATATTGACTTTGATGATGACTTTTTACCTAAACAAGTTGTAGTATCATTATCAGGTGGTTGTGATTCATCATCAGCAACATACTTAACATTAAAACACTTTCCACAAATAGAGATATTTCCTTTTATGTGTAATGACGTAAACGCTCCTAAAGACGCTGACGCAGCTAGAGAAATAGTTGAATACTTACAAAAGAAGTTTCCTAATGGTAAGTTAAATGACATAACAATCAAAGACTTTAACGATAGAGAAGTAGGTGGTTGGTGGCCTAAAGCAAAAGAGATGATGAAAGTAAATCAAAAGTTATATGGTAACATGTCTGTAACTGCTGTTGCAAAGATTTTACAACTAGATAAACTTATACCTGACTTTATGAAAGAGTTTAAAGGTCCTATTAGACTAGATGGTATGACAGCAAACCCACCTGTTAATATACGTATGGCATTTGGTGATTATGTAAAAGAAAGATTTCCACAATATACATTTACTGCTAAAGATATTGAAAGAGTACAAGGAGAAACAAGACGTGATAGTCCAAATAAACCTAACATAACATATAACGTATATCAACCTTATATAAATGTAAATAAAAGATTTGTTGCTGGTGTATTTAAAGAAGAAGGTCTTATGAAAGACTTATTCCCTATAACTAGAAGTTGTGTAGGTTCTGGTAAAGAAACTAAAGACTTTACTGCATGGTGTTGGAAGTGTTTCTGGTGCTATGAAAAAGCGTGGGCGTTTAATCTACCAAATACCCATATGGCTTAAACTGACTTTCATACAAAGTCATAAACTTTGCTTTAAACAAAGTAGTATTTTCAAAATAAGGTAAATACTTTATCTTACTAGGTATAAAAGGACTCTTATAAGTATCTTTTATTTTTTCAGGTACAAACATGTTTAATAAGTCCTCATGTGTACACTCCTCTAACCATAAATTATATACGGTTGTATTATACGTTTTATAATACGAAGCAATATGTTCATTAAAAAAGCGTATCTGCATTAAAAAAAATTCTAAATGGCGATCATCAAATTTAAACTTAATGTTGTATTCTTGTATTGTTGATTTTAATACATCATCATCTGTTGCTGACATAAAATGCCAAGAGTGATGTTGTCCATCTTCTTTACCATACTTTCTTAATTGTTCTGCTATAATATTATGAAACGTAAAAGATACAAAGTGTTTCCATATGTTTCTACGTCTTAATAAAGCAATACGATAACCATGATAAAAGTCTTTAAACCAATCAAACAAATAAGTGTAATGAGGTTTACTTGGCATATCCACATGCCTATACAATTGAATACTATGAAATATGCTAAACATATCTAAACCAAAAGTATCTCTTATATCTTCAAATAACTTAATTTTCTTTAGATAAGATTGGTCATAGGTTTCAGGACTAAAAAACTCTGAGCTTTTTATTTCAGGTCCTACCATACCATGTTTACGATAACCTTGTCTTATATAATCCCCAATATAATGGGAACCAGCACGTGGCATAGATATTAATACAGATACATCTGCTTTATCGTAAATCATAGAAACTCCGCACAAGTTAACATCAAAGTATTCGCACAGTTAAGCGAAAAATTTTTAAAGGATATCAAACGTTCCTAGTATCATACAAACTATAACATAGCCTATATAACCTAATAACAAATAACCTAGTATCTTTTCCCATATACTAAACACTAAACGATTCCCCACAGCCACAACTGCTTTTACTATTAGGATTAGTTATTTTAAATTCAGACGAAAATGTGTCTTCTACCCAATCAAGCGTAGTACCTAATAAGTAAACCTCCAACTCTAAACTAGCAATGAGAATATCACCTAATAGACAATCAGTATCTTCCCTTGTATCAGTAGTTTCCCATTTGTATTCAAAGCCTGCACATCCACCACCCTTAATATCTAATCTCACATAACGAGTGCCTGCCTTATTTGCTATGTAAGATAATCGTTTGATTGCGTTTTCTGTTAGCTCTAGCATTCTTTTCTGGGACTCAACATGACTATGTATAAGTTTATGAATCCCTAAAACTCCTTCTCTATACTTATTGTTGCTTTATCTATGTCATCTATGTGTGCCGACACTTTGACACAGCCACTTAATATAACGAAAATTAGCACGCAAAAAATTCCTATATAATAAACCATAAAAGCCGCTCCCTTATATCTCTATGTTACTTACTACTTTTATAGATTAGAAAGCCCAGCCAGTTTTAGTTATGGTCAATTGGGTCACCATACGTATGATATTCTTTCTGAGCTGTACGTGTGGTTGTACTTTGTGAATCTTCTACTATCTTACCTGCAAGTATATTGAGCGTACCACCTGCTCTTATATTCATATTGTTATTAGCAAACATATTAATATCACCATCTAAAGCGGCCATATTGATATTACCTTGACTTACTTGTATATTCACATTAGCACCACCACCTACTTGTATATCGTAGTTGTTATCTGCTTGGCCATCTGCGTTTATTATTATCTTATGACGGCCGTTAATTGTTAGGTCAGAGGACCCTTTGATAAAGACCTTATTGTCTTTCTCGGTTATCGTATGAGTTGAATCTTTGTTTACTTCGTTCTTTGTACCCTCGGCCGTGATTTCTGTTTCAGTACCACTATGGTGATATAAGAGGATTCTCTCTTTGTCAGGCGTGTCATCAAACTCTAATATGTGGCCTGATTCGCTTTCATATACGTGGTTAAAAGGATACTCGGCCGCATATGTATTTTCAGGTAGGGACCATGTATCACCCTCGGACTGATCTATACTGACTAGGCCATCCTTAATCTCTATCATATTGGCACTAGGAATATTCAGATATGTATTACGAGTTACCTTACGGTCTGTCAGCGTAAGGTGCTCATTGTCTGTGTCATTCTGCGCTAGTCTGTTCACATCATTTTCTGCGTGACGTGGGTAAGTGCCATTAGGGTCGCTGAACCCAAGGCCCTCTGCTAAATTCTGTGCGCCTGTAGTAGTGGGTCTGCCTGGCAAACTCCCCATAATTACTGCGTCTTGTTTCGTATCTGCGTCCCTAAAGAAGCCAACCACCCACGAGCCTTCAACAAGGCCAAGGGGAGTTTGCCCAATGCCAGATGTGCCACTGGCAGTAATTGGCAACATTGGATGTGCCCAAGGTAAATCGGCAGTAGGTAAGGCCTCTTTATCTTCCGTGTGATAACCTAGACATCTTACTCTAACTCGGCCTAATTTAAGCGGGTCTTTACGATCCTCAACGACACCTGTAAACCAGATGAAGCCATCTCTGCCCATAAAATCTGTAGTACTCATTTATTTTTTCCCATAAATGACCGTATTTAAAGCGGTCACCTCCTTATATTTATCCGTATTTAAACAATCTGCGTAGGCGCCGCGGTGCGAAGCACTAATCTATGGCCATGTCTTAATGTCCATGAGTACCAGTTGATTTTATTACATTCTTTCTTCATATAACCCTTTGAATAGTCTTTTTTCATAGGTAATAGAGGTTCTTTTCTCATTAATTGCTCTGGTTTCTTTGTTGTTCTATGTATCATACCTTATTTTCTCTTACATTGTTTGTATTATTATATAGGTTGACCTCTCATGTGGCCATACCCTTTAGCAAAAATTTTTTTCTAAACTCGCAATAAACTTTGAGCATACTAGAAGAATCCTTTAAAAAAGCTCTTAGCACTAGATAAGTTCTTCTTAAAGGCAACCATACTAGATTGTACAAAGCTATTGATATTTCCTTGCATAGAGCCTCTCATTGATGGTGGTATGTTGTTTACGTTACTGAGGTTTATGCCTCCTAATGCTAGTTTAGCCTTTTCTGCGATTTTCTCAACTACTGTCTTTCTTTGTAGTATTGTGTTATTGATCTTCGCAAGGTGTTCGTTCATCAAAACTCTATTGGAAGTACTGTTTAGGACGTTATTTACCGCCTTATTAGCGGCATCCTTGATATTCATGTCTGTACTATTCAAATCTACGCCTAACTTCTTAGCAATGTCATTTACGTTGCTTATCTGCGGACTAGGTATCTTGCCGTCTAATTTGTTCTTAATAGGCGTTAACGTTGATATATCTACGCCTGACCCTATTACATCTATAGGTTGTGATCTGAAATGTGCATTTGCCTTAAACGTATCAGCGTTCGGTAAATCATTGGCAAATACGTTTCTAACCACAGTCATGGCTGTAGTGTGTTTCTGATCTATCATATCAATTTGATGGTGTAATTTAGATATTAGATAACGACCTGTAAGGAATGGGTCTACCACGTCTTCTCTCATAACCTTATTGTCTGTTGTCATCTCACTAGCGTTATATGATGGCACTTCACACCATACTAGGTCACCTACGTTGTATGTAAAGTTACCAGGTACGTCTATGTTCATTGAGAAGTAATCCCTTGTTGCTTCTGATAAATTCTGTTTGCCTGTCATTCTAGGATCTGATTCCATACCCTCACTATTAAAAATGTGATTTGATTTAGTAGCAGGTACAACAAACACACGAGCAAAATAATCATCCATATACTTACGATTGTCAGCACTTGACGCCTTGGTCAGTTTACTAGCATGTAGTCTATTGATCTGGTGTTTATTTGTTGAACCATATGATTTGTCATCTACCGTATAGTCATCATCAAATTCAGCAGGCCCAGGTGGCATGATACCTTGATATACTGCACCAGCACCTGTCGGTGCGTCTATGTGTAATGCTTGTTCATAATAGTTTGTATATGTCAATTTGCTCTTTATAAATTTCTTATCTATTAGATCATGTGCATAGGTCACACTACCGAACATGCCTCGTCTTGTATTTCTTAATGTGTTATATGAGTCGTTAAATGAAAATGAATATGGTTTAGTTATAGGCGACTCTGACTCTACGTCTGGTGTACTAAAGTTAGGATTAAACGCTGACAATAGGTCTATAAAGGCAACAAATGGTCTGTTACGTGTGTTGTCACCACTTTCTCTATACAATGACTCTAAACATCTAAAATGAAAACCTCTATTGTTTTCATAGAACATATAATCAGGTGTTTTGTAATTGACTGGCTCCGATATAAACGTCATGTGCCTTACACCTTCAGCAGGTCTGCAATTAGGAAACGTGTATTTGTACACGCCTTTTGTAGGGTCAATGAATAGGTCTTTTTTAGAGTTGAGCAAGGACTTGTCTGATTTGACCATCTTGTCAACCATTTCTGCATATGAGCCTGTAAATGATTTTGATACACGTAATCGCTCATTTCTTATTGATTCGATTGATGTAAAGAATAAGGCAACAGCCTGTGTGTTTTGTGTTGATCTTACTGATCGTTTTTCATACACTTGAAATCTGTGGTTTGTAGCGTTCATTTCTTCATCACCACCTGCGTCTATAGGTGTTCTAAATTTAAACTCTAAAAACTCGTTACCTATGATAGGCAACTTATTAACTGCACCTACGCTGTCTATAAACATGAGGTTGCCTGATAAAAATGCTGAATCTAAATCTTGGTAGACGTTGACTACGGCTGTCATACCTGATATTTCTAACTGCGAACCACCGTAACTGTAAAGTATTATCTCACCTGCTCTGAAATCGCCAGGAAATCTGTTGTTCAGGTCATCATATTTGGGAGCTGCCTTATCGGCCATCTTATCCTCCTATCAAGGTTTTAAATTCTTGTGTAATCAGTTCTAAAAATTCTGGTTTGATTAATTTGATCCTTGCCTTTTTATTTTGTATTCGTAATTCATACTCGTAATTAGAAACAGACGTAGCACCTGACACGGTGCTGTTTACCTCTATCATATGTGAGTCGTCAAATGAAGATGTTGAACCAGAAGACTGAGCAACTTCGTAATGATGTATGCCATTAGGTGCATTGTACTTATCATTTACATATTGCTCAAACTGTGCTTGAGGTAAAGGCCAATCATAAAATCTATCTTTGACTTTGTTGAATAATAATATTATCCAGTAATATCGTTGATCGCCATAAAACTGCTCTGATACTGACTCTGGTGTGTCTTCACCACCTATGTCATACAGGTCAAATAGAGCAGCCGTTTCACTTAATCCTTCTTTAATCTGTACACGTCTTAATAGGTTTGTGACTAACTTGTAATCACCTTTGCCTACTGCGTCATAGTAAATTTTAGGAAAGTTTTCAAAATATGATGGCATTATAATCCTTTCGTATCTCTAGTTGACGGTGCGTTGCTAGCTGATAACCTTAATTCGTTGTAACGTTTTCTTTCCATTAGTTCTAGTTCTCTAAAACTTAATGTTGCGTCTATTGATACAGGATCACCACTAGGGTGTGTACTAAATTTGTCTGAGCCATAGTCTATATCAACACCTGTACAAGCACACAATCCTATTTGATCTATGTATGGGTTGATTGCTGTACCTTTCATAAATCTAATTACAAATTCATGTGGCACCTTGTAAGCTGCAATACTACTACCGTCACCGTATCTTTCAGGCAACATAGCGTCTTTGATAGCATGTAATATCTTATTAACCACATCTGATTCCTCTTTACTACGTGGTGTAAATTTAAATGTAAAACTAAAATTTCTGTAATCTATACCATTGAATATCATCTCCTGCATGGCTGCTGGGGCAATACCTGTTCTACGTTGCAATGCAGCCTGTGTACCTGACAATAGACCACCAGAGGCAAATGCACCTACACCTGATACAGCCTTACCTAATTGTGCTGTAATTGATCCTAAATCTGACCCAAAGAATTTACCACTATTAACTGCGTCTTTTAGTTTTGCCATTGCACCTGTTATCATACCGACCTCTTCAGCACCATAGTCGGCCTGCATATTGAATTTTAATGTTTGTGGCATGTATATTGCAATTGTATTTTTTATATTTCTAGCAGAACCTTTACCTGTAGGTATACCAAACCCTATGTTAGAAGAGCCTTCACCAAAAAATCTATTTGCATTGTACACGACCTTGTTAAGGTTGTCTGCTCTTTTTGTTAAGTATTGATTACCTACACCTTTACTTGAACCACTACCACCTTCTTCCGTTACACGTTCTATAATATCAAATAACATGTAATGCTCTTGGTCTTCATGGTTTATAGGGTACACAAAAAAGTTATTGCTCATTGAGTGTCTTGTTGATGTGTAATCAGCGTTACCAGGATTGTAATTTATAACACCTGCTTTACTTGCTATCGTTCTAAATGATGGTATATTACGACCTTGTAAAACGTTGCCTTTGTTCTTCAGGCCGTTGATTAGTGTTGTTAGTGCTTTAAATGCTTTCATATTAATATTTATTAAGGTATCATCACAGATTGATCTTTAACTGTACTATCTGGATTTGATGTTCCTATGTTTGTTGAACCGTATTCTGTTTTGTTTGTTGTATTAGATGAGCTGTTATTAATATTATTAATTGTAGTACCAGCCTCACCATTACCTATTGTTAATTTCTCTATTTTATCTGCCTTTAATTCTTCTACATTGTCAAGTTTCTTTTGATCGTTCTTTACAAGGCCTAAATCATCATGTTGGTCAGCAACTGATGGTGTGTCACTATCGCCTGCAAGAAACTTAGCAGTCTTTTTCTTATCTACTAAACCAAATGTTAAACCAGATAAGAACCCAGCAAAACCTGATGAAGCTTTATCTCTTAATGTTATTTCTTCGCCTTCTTCTTTGTCAAGTAAATCACCTGCTTGTGCAACACCCTTAGCAGCGTCAAATATACCCATAACAGCAGCAAGAGGTAAGAATACACGACCTGCAACTCTAGCAGCACCACCTGCTACTTTACCTGCTATCTTAGCACCTTTTTTAACATTGTTTTTTACGAGTGTGCTTGTTTTTACTTTTGTCTTTTTTGCGTCTTTTTTATCTGTTGTTGTTACTGCTTTCGTGCCTGTACCAGTACCAAGTACCTTTGGTTTTGCACCCACAGGTCCTTTAGGTGCCTTTGGTGGTAGACCTAACATACTTCTCATTGAGCCTGCAAGTGTACTACCTAATCCTGTGATTGAAGATGTAATTATGCCACCTAGACCTGATAAGGCAGCAAGAGGTAACAATGCACTACCTATGCCCTCAAAGAAACCTTTATCATCTTCTTTTTTACCATCTAATAATTCGTTTGTAAGTTTTGATTCTTCGTAAATCTTTTCTAATAAATTTGATGATGTATCAAATTGTTTATCTGATTCTCTTTCTTGTTCAGTTGCCTCTTCACTATCTGCAAGACCACTATCGGCAGTATCAGGCATAAGATTCATACCTAACGACCCAGCAGTTGCGTCTTTTGCTATATCTTCTCTACCACCTTTTGTACCTGCAGCTGCACCTGTTGATGTACTACCGCCTCCTTTTAAAGCACCTTTTGTTTCTTTTCTACGTAATTGTCTTTTAGCAGATATACCTCTTTGCTCTGCTCTTTCTTCAGACTCAATTGCTCTTTCTATTCTCTTGCCTATGATAGGTACATTTGTAAGACCTATTCGTTTAGCAAGTTTAAGTGGTTTTAATTCTTTTTTAAAATCTCTAAATGATAATGATAATTTAGTTGATAACCCTAATACTTTTTTTAATTCAGCATTTGTTTTACCTACAGTTGCTTGAATATATGCAAGTTCTTCCTCTGAAATAATACCTTTTTTAAATAGACCTTCATACTCTTTGATTGTTTTTTCTGTAGTTTGTTGTTGAGTTTTTGCGTCATCAAAATCCATGCCTTTCAAAGAGTCAAGTTCAACAACAGAATAATCTATTACAAAGTTGACTATCTCTTGTCGTATTTCTGCGTCATTAAGCTTTGCCTGACTCGTATAACCAGCAGACCTCTCTAATTGAGATTGGTACTCCTGTAACGAGTCAGATATAGCAAACTTAGGATCAGATTCATCTTCTTTTTGTCTTTTTAGAATTGACTTAAAGTTTTCTGCTGACGCCTTTTTAAAGACTTTGGATTCTGCTGTTGTTGCCATTATTCTTTATTCTTAACTTTTGATGGTTTACCATTTACGTATATTGCAAACCAACCTGCACCAGCCCCTACAACTACTGACACTAACCCTGCCTGTGCGTTGTTAGGATTTTCTAGTGCCATAAACCAATTGATTACATCTAAAAATGCCCAACCATAAGCAAGCATTAATAGTCTTGGTACTAGTCTCCAGTTAGACATCAATTCAGGTATCTCTACCTCAATAAAATGCCATAGTGATTTAACACCGTGTTTGAAACCTGCCCAGCCTGTGCTAAGCATATTTTTTAAAAAGTTCATATTATCTCCCTCTTTGTTTTTCTCTTATTTTCTCGTTTTCTTCTCGTATATGCTGTAACAATAAGTCAACATATATTTCCCTCTCCCATGGTAACATTCCTTCAAGGTCACCTAATGAGTATTTATGGTATTGCATTAAAGCAAAGTTTGTCCTATAAAAACTCTCTAGGCTTTCATGTAAGAGGGTAACTGAAAAAAATCAGACGCTCCTTGTAATAACATTTCATGCTCTACACCAGATTTAGGGTTCTTGTATTTGATTGTATGACTTATGATAGGCAACGTTTCAAAAAAGTCTTTTAACTTTTTAAATTGTGGCATAGTCAAGTTGTCAACAAACTGCTCAAGTTCTTTTGGTTCAAGGTCTTGTGTTTCAAACACCTCATCACCATTGTAAATCTGAGCAATACAATCTCTCATCAAATTAACTGTAAGGTCAATTATAGTCTTCTTATCTGACACTTCAATTATAGTAGGCACTTTCATTATCACACCGTAATCTTTTGAAAAAGGTATATGTGTGTTCACCTTTTTACTAAAGTCTGGCTTTACACTCTCAATATTAAAATCATAATCTACAATTTGTGTTTCATCATCTGGACATTTTAGTTTAAGTTGTACAGTTTCACCTATTGACTTTGATCTTATGTTCAACCATAACCATTCAAAATCGTAAACTGGTAACTTCGTAACGTCAATACCATCTGTCAATACACAAGTTTGAACAGTTTTGATTAGTGTATCAACCATCTCCCGTTCTACATTGTTCTCTACAGACATCAATAAAATCTTTTCTTCTTTTACTAAAAATGGTCTGTACTTTACCTTTGCACCGTTTGACAACATCAAGTCATGCTCAGGCGTCTTCATAAAATTAAGCATTATTTACTCCTTTAATATAATATATCACGTATAATTTTAGGGTCTGGTAGACCTTTCGGGAACACACGCCCTCCCGTTACTCGCCCAATAGGCAAATTCCTTCTTAGCTTTTCATAGACCTGTCTACCTGCTCTACCTATCTCGTTACCTATACCAAATGGTAAGTTATCTAAAAAGTTAGTTTGTAGTGCTGTAGTGTTTGATCTATATTCTAATCTATTCTTTTTGTGTCTTCTATTTTCTACATCCATACCTTGTCTTAAATAGTTCCATGCTGATGTAGCATAGTTTCTGTATGTAAATGTTACACTTGTTTTTACTATTTGATTTTGAGCGTCATATGACAATGGTGTAGAAGCAATAGTTTTAGGCCATACTTCGTACATCTGTACCTGATATGATGTGAAACCAGATGAGTCACCTAAACTTTTACGTATTGTTTCCCTATCTTTTACTGCGTCACCTGATGGCTCAAAGTTAGCAAGGGCTGCTGTAAATGATTTATGTAATGGTGTAATCGTTATCATACATGGTGTAGCATAGTCATCATAATAACCTACATTGTGAGTAATAGGATCTACGATAGAGTTTTGCCATGCCTCAAAATATAATCGTTCATCATAGTTAACACTTGTATAAAATTCTAATGTGACCTCTTCAAAGCTAACGTTCTTTGCTATCGCTCTTTTAGGGCCGTAGTATGTTTCATTTACATCATCTGTAATTGTTTTACCTGGTAATGAAACGTTAGAACAGAATAGGTCCATTCTTAATTGTAAATTCTCTTTTATTGCACCTGCTAGTCTACCACTTTTGTTTAATCTTGCTGCTGCTTTTTTACCACCTGTAGGGTCAGAATAAACATAGTCACGTGGTAATGCTTTACTTTGTGGTCCGTCAATCGTACATAAAAACTGCGTAGGTCTAGCCAACCCACCAGCCTGTGTTAGACCTGATCTAAATTCATTGAATACAGAATTGTAATTAGATGATACGTTGTTGTATGAGAATCTTCTATTTGTTTCTGTTGTACTGAATTGTGGTTTACTAGGTGGTATACCTAATCGTATATCCATGTCACCTATTCTTTTACCTATACTAATTAATGACAT